GTCTTCTGACTCTACTTCATCAACTACTTCTTTTGAACCACATGAGTGACCAGCTTCCATCATCCCACCGCATTCGTTGCATGATTGTTCATTGGCAGGTTGATCATAATCACTGCATTCGCAATCGCCGTCACAGCCGCAATCTTTTTTGCCGGCTTCTTCGTGATTACCATAAAGTTGTTCTTCATCGCCTTCTTCATCTGCATAGTCTTCTGCGCCATCAGATTGAATGCCTGATAATTTCTGCATCAAGCCCATCATACCATCATGACCGTCTACTACACCAATGTCTACGCCGCCTGCGCCAATTTCGTCTGGTGCACCGTGTGAAGGTTGAACTGACATTGCACTTGAATGAGTGTCTGCACTGTCATCACCGAATAGACCAAGTCCTGCATTCTTTACAAATGCTAGGAGATGTTCTGCTTCTGCGTCTTGTGCAGTAATAGTTACTGAGTCAGGTGCATTTTCTTGGCCTTTTGAGATTGATACTGAAAGACCTTCGTTTAGTAAGTCATTAAGTTGGCTATCCCATGATTCAAACGCATATTCATTCACTTTAGCATCGTATCCTGTACGATCGGTGAATGTCTTGCCACCTACTGAGAACTTGCCGCCCTTTGGAGTCTTTGCAAGAGCAGCAGTGAATGCATTTCCTTCATCAAATTCAGCTTCCATAGCAGGCATTGCTGCGCTTGCCATACCAGGAACTGTTGCTGCTGGCATTGCAGGGGCAGTTTCATATACACCTTGTCCGTAGCATTCATCAAGACCATCTTTGTATCCAGCGTGATAAGCACGAGCTTCTTCAAGATCATCATAATGCTTGATACGATTCGCAGCGCCACGCAATCCATCAGCGCGGCCTTCATGACGAGCAGCAGCAATACGGCCATTCATGCCTTCTTTAACTGGTGCTTTCTTTTTGTCGGCTGCTGCCTTCTTCATTGGTTCTTTCTTGTTGCCATCCTTGTCGATATCAAGGAAATCTGGCTTTGCTTTCTTATTCATAGTTTTTCCTTCTAATGTTGTTGGACTACGGCCAGCGCCTAAGCCAGCTCCCTTAGTATCTACGCCAGCAGATGATGGAAGATCGCCCTCTTTAACTTTTTTCTTATTCTTGTTGTCAAGCATGCCGCGCTTATTAGCAGTTGCCCATGCAATATCTTCTGCTTCGCCTTTTGACTTGCCTAATTTCTTTTCAGACTTTTCAATGTGCTTGACCATGCGATCAACCTTTTTACCTTCTTTCATGCCAACAGCCTGTTTAGCTTTGTCTGCCATACGACCCATAAATGATTTTTGCTGTGGTCGTTCTATCGCTTTGTTGGAGATATCATTTGCTGATTTGGCTGCTTTCTGATCGGCATGATACTGCTGCCATAGTTGTAATCCTAATTTAATCGGGTCTTCGTTGTAATTCCAAGTAGATTTTAACTGTTCAAGTTTCTTACTCATCTGAGGTAAGCTACCGACAACTCCGCTGTTTTCTTGCTGACGGATTCTATCGTAAATTTTATAAATCTCTTTGGCCAATTCTTCTTTAGAGCCGCTAGCAGATGATTCTTCTTGCATTGCTTGTTGACCTGCCTGCATTTGATTTGGGTTAGGTTGACCAGCAGCAGTAGCCTGCGGCTGTTGTCCGGGCTGAGTTGGTACAACAATCTGAGCTTTACCTTGTGCTGCTAAATCAGTCAATGCTTTCTGCATTGCTTGTCCTGCAGGAGAAGTATCATTGATGTTTAAGAAGCCTGCGCCAGTCGACTGGGTATCGCCTTGTTTTCCTACAACAGGAATAGGCTTTTGCATTGCCATATTTTCAAATACATCTTTAAGCGTTGCTGGCTTATTTGCTACTTTCATCGGAGGAGTAGTTGAATCTTCTCTCAACATTCTTTTCTTAGTGACTTTAGGAGCAGTAGCTTCTAACTCAGCTAGTTTTTGCATAATGTCTTTCATCAAATTATCCTCTTCCTGTCTGTGGCTTAGCCGGGCGAGTGATTTTGCTCATTGGGCTTTCTTTGCCCATTGAGGCCATCTGCGATTCTGGCTTGAAGGGATCAAATGCGTTGGGTGTCTTCTTACCTTCGTAAGGAATGTCGATTGTATTATCTTTCATTTGATCTTGAATGCTATCAAGATAGCTATTGCCGTATGCCTTAGCAGCTTCCTTAGCGCCTGGCTGTTCTTCTAGTTCTTCGTGATTCAATACAGGACTATGCGAAGCTTCGTTAGCGTAGCCTTCGCTCTCGCTATTGATGCTGTCATCAAAGTTGGTGCCAACAACACGAACATAGTTTACATTATAACCCAACAACTGCGCAATTTGCTGAATCATAGGTTCGTTTGCAGGATAGCGAAATTCTGCTTTAATGATGTGAACTGGTTCGTTTTCTAAATCAGGAAACCCGTAAGGGCTTTTCTGAATCGGCGTTGAAACGGGATCAGAAATTTTGATCGGGTCAAACTTGTTAAGATTATACTTGAACATGTCAAGAAAATTCTTATCAACGTGTCCGGCGATCTTAATAGTGTAATTGTAAGTGTGAACACTCTCAACAATGTATTGTTTTAAACTGCGCATATAGGATCCTTGAATAGCTTTATGATATATTTATCATTACTCTTTGTTTTTAGTGTTAAACATTTTAAGTAGGTCATTGCGATCAAGCGATTGACCCGTTCCCAATGGGGTAGATTCTATTTCTTCGGTTTTAGCTGCATTTTTAGCATCTAATTGTGCTTTTTTCATTTGCAAATCAAGCATTTTGAGCTTCTTATTAATCTTTGCAGTCTTAGCAGTAATAGCGTGTCCTAGCATACTACTTGCACTATTGAAGATTTCTGAGCTAAAGCGTGATTCTACTTGCATACCCAAGTCCATCAAGTCTTTGTAACTTGAGGTAGCCATCTGTGCCAGCTCGTCCATCTCAGTATCAGCAGCTTCTAACCCTTTTACTTGGGGCAACGCAGCTTCAATTTTATCTAAGGTGCTAAGTGCGTTTTCAGTTACTTCTTCCGTCATATCCGGAAGTGGAATAGTTAGGTCATTTTCGACAGACGAAGAAAGTTCAAAAAGTTGTTCTAGTTTTTTTGTCATATGAGTATTTAGTTTTACTTCTTCCCATTTCTGAAAATGTCATCTTCAGTTATTACACGAAAGCCGAACCCTTGAGCTTTGCAATACTGCGCCGCAGCTTGCCACTTAGCATGATTAATTGCAACAACCATTCTATCTTTAGCATTCACTACTTTACTCTCAATGACGCTTTGTTTTTTAGGTTTGATTTCAACTACTTCTGCTATTTTTTTACTGAACTTGTTCTCATAAACTACAAAGAAATCAGGAACATATATGGTTGGTTTTCCAGTCAATGGATGCTTATATGGAATTCGCATTGACTCACTAGCCCAATATATGACATTGCTGTTAGTATCACAGAATGTCATAAAGGTAAGCTCCCAACCAGAACGATATCTGGGTTTATGATTACCTATATACTTTTGTGGATTTTTAGGAACATATATCCCCTGAGCATATCTAGCCATATCACATGACTACGTTTCTCTGAACTGGTTCATTAGGCCTTGGAATGATACCAACACCATATAACGATGCTTTTGGTCTAAATGTGTTAAGATAGTAACATATGACTTGGTTCATCTGCAATTTATTAGTTTTACCTTTAATAGTTGCTAATAAATCAAGAACATTGTAGTTTCCTTCTTGCGCAATTCTAAACAAAAGTGATGCAAACGTACTGGCTTCAGTTTTGTCGTTTGAGTTACCCAAGAAAAATGAGTACACTACATCCCAGTCTGTAGCATTCACTCTGAGTCTTGTGGAGTAAAAATTATCAAAAATTCTTACTGCGCTGTCGGTGGGAGTAATAGTAAATATAGCCATAATACTATTTATACTATATGTAACGGTCTTTATATGAATATGGGATTTGGATCTGATCCAAACGGAGCTTCTACTGGGAATCCGGTAACATTAGAATTACCGTTAAATTGATTTCCTGCTGTCGGCTCGTTCGTTATTACTGTAGGGGAGCGTGCTGCTCCTATAGTAGGTGATCCCCCTAATCCGGCGAAGCCAGGAGTTTGACTTGCGTTTGGAATATTGAACGGTGTATTTCTATTCAATGGGACGTTTGTAGCTGAGTCGCCGAACATTTGATTAAGTTCTAATTGAACATTTGTATTTAAGTTTGGAAATTTAGTATTATTATACTGCTGTTCTGCTGCGGCAGCGGCAAATGTTGAACTTCCGGATTGCAGTGATCGGACTGAGCCGCCTGCGCCATCTACTAGCCCGCCTTGCCCTAATACAGTACCGTTGGTACCTGTTGGGGTAATTGGACTTGGTGTGCGGTCATATGTTGCTTCGCTGCCGAACCCGGTTACGATATCTCCTGGACTTCTTCCATCTAAGTTACCAGCGTTATAGACTACAGTTTCATAATCTATAGTCATTCTATTTTCCATAGTACCGTTTCCGGAATCATATTTGTAAGTATCGTGTGCAAAATTAGTGATCATCGGATTTATAAGCGTGTACGCAGTAAAGTCATGTTGGTTAAAACCAAAGACTGTTATGTTATTAAAGAACGGTAGTTTAACGCCTGCGTCAATGAAATCTTCATTACTGCCTCCAGAAAAACCCCAATTGGTCCACCCTGCATCATCTTCATAGATGTCTCTATAATTATATGATTCTGTAGTTCGTAGAGGTGAGTCACCATCCTCGTCAGTAGCAGAATTAGCACCGCGTGTGGCTCTCAGCACATTAGAAGGCTTTGAGCCGTCTGTGTAGTAATATTTGTAATATGCTTCCCACAATTTGTTTATAGCGTTGCCGTTATCATCATGAAAGGATATTTCTATAGGATCATATTTGATTTTAGTTTGCACTATTCTTTTTCTGTTGTATTGATTCATTTGATGAGTGGTAAAATTGAATGAAGGTAGTTTAACTTCCTTCACTAAAATACCATAGTTGGCATCTGAAAAATACGCCTGAGGATTAATATCAAAGAATGTGTGGAATAGAAATTTGAATTTAGGGGTGTTTGCATACGAATTAGGTTTAAATATTTTAGAGGCATGTGTATAGTCTCTAAGGATTTGGCTGCCGAAGAAATCTCCGGCAGCACTATTCTGTAAACTTTCACCCCAATTACCTAAAGACATGGTATGCCCTAACTATTATAGTGTGCCGATACCCGTTGCAGAACCAGCTGAACCAAGAGGTGCTCTTCCAACAAACTGGCCGATACCACTTGTCAACGGTGCTTGAATTGCGTTATCATAGCGAATTGATAGTGCAATAGTTGCAGGATCGTTAGTCGCATAGTTTAACTGACCGTAGTTAGCTGATTTGATGAAGCAACCGTAGCATTCCCAAGTTTCAAGAACTGTAGGAACAAGTGTTCCGTTACCACCATCTAGAATTTCAATATTAGTTTGGAACTTATAGTCTTGTCCAGTTGCAGCAGATGCCTGCTCAACAAAGTCAAATTGCTTTTGAATTTGCTGACCGACAGCCTTTGAGACTGATCCAGATGCGTCATCACGGATGTTGACAGTCAATTCGCTCCAAGTGTGCTTACCAGCTACATACATTCTTGAGTTATACACGTTAAGTGTGACTTCATCGAATGTAAGATTAGGACGAGTGCAATCTACTACTTGTTTGGTAAGTTGTAGACCACCGTTGACATCAACCCCAAAGTTCAAGAAATTGACTCTAAAGCGGAACTGTAGTTTAGGCATCAACAGACCTTGGTTGCCGCCTGCGTTGTCAGATGCTACGGTCATGTTGAACAATGA